GCCTGTAGTATTATTTCTTGCTGCATTTTGCCCTATTGCTACTAAAGAACTTGCAGTAGTTGTATTTGACCCAGCTTGAAAACCTATGGCAGTATTTCCATTTCCAGTAGATAAAGTTAATGCTGTGTGTCCAACAGCAGTATTCCATTGTGTTGAACCAGTTGCACTAGATAAAGCATTTAATCCTAAAGCGGTATTAGAAACTACACTATTAGCACCTTTACCGATAGTGAGTCCGTTGACATTAATATCTGATGCAAAGCCTGTTGCATTTAAATCAAGAATAGGTGTTCCGTTAGACTGTAGCTCTATAACACCACTTGTGTCTGGAGTTATAATTAGACCATTAGTTGTATCTGCGTTTATTGTTGTTGCCATTATACGACCACCCATTTGCTAGAAGCAGGAACAGTTACGGATACGCCACCAGATATAGTTACTGGACCAGCTGACATGGCGTTATAACCTGTAGGCACAGAATAGTTTGCACCTACCGTTCCATTGTTTACAAAGATACCGTTAGTAGCCCCCATTTGTGGAGCTACACCAGTATTGTTAGAGTCTTGTACTACAGCCTTTTCAGCAGGGTAAGTACAGAATACATCGCTAGTGCCAGCTAAAGTAATTTTAGAGCCAGCATTGCTAGACTCTAGTACGGTGTCCCTAGACAACGTTGTTCCTGACGATGTGTAAGTACCAATACCTACTTCCCATTCACTACCCGATACTAACGTATAGTAGGTAGTATTAGCATCACCAATGACACTAAATGATTGGAAGCCTGCACTAGCACCAGCTAATGTAACTGTGCCTGTACCTGTGGTAGCAGTAGTTTCCTTTACCCTATCTTTAAAGACGAGAGCCATGTGTTATCCTTACGCTAATTCTACGGTTAGGTTACCAGTAGTGATCTTGAAAATATCACCTGAATCAATAGTTTTAGGAAGGTCTAATGCAGTGTGGTACAAAAGGTTGCCTCCAGATAATGCATCATTGATACCTATCCAACCAACAGTACCCCATCCAGCAGTTGCAGTAGGGAAAGTAATATCTGCATCCGTAGCTACAAGACCTGTTGTGCCTGTTGCAGTATCAAATGTTACAACCGCTCTAGCGTATGATCCACCAGATACTTCTGCACCAGATGCATCATCACCAGGATTAGAAGTCCATAGTGATACATAGATTGTAGTAGGAGCAGTGTACGTTGTACCGTTCAATGTTCCGTTAAGTAGTGCGTTTTCCAAATAGTTTGACATTTCAGCCATAGTAAATTACCTCTTAGATATAGTTATAGATAGTGGTTGTGCAGGATACTCAGAGTCATCATCGCTTTTAATTACTGCGTTAAGACCTCTGTCATACATAGATGCCCATGTTTGTAATCGTTCATCGTTCATAAGATAAGGTTCAGCCTCACCGAGTGATGCGTATAGCAACAAGTCAGGTGTGTAGGCTAACCATAAATTAGAAGGATTAGTGTCGCTTAAATAATCTGGCTGATAAAAGTAAACCATTTGAAGCGTGTAGTCTGAATCAGGTACAGGAGCAAATTGAAACTCAGAACCTAGCAATGTGTAATAGTTAGGAGCACCCTTGTAAGATGTTCCTGCGTTTCTAAAGAAGTTGCTAGTAGATAAAAACTCTATAGTCTTTACAGGGTTACCTTGTATATGTAAGTCTTTCATAGCAAGGAAGTCTGATGGCAAAGATACTGTAGAGTCACCTGTTGTAGCAACAGCAGTAGCTACTTTAAGCATTTGTCTTATGCGTAAATCTCTGCGTAGTCTATCTTCAGCTAGTCTAATAAACTCAGGTATCTGTGCAGTTAAATCAGTACGAGCTAGGTAGTCAGCTATCGTAGACTGTAGTGTAGTGTAGCTTGTAAAGAATGCCATTATACTGTGCCTTGTTTAGTTCTAAAGAACCTGTTGTCAGGATTGTTCAACCATGCTTTGAATCGTTTAGAATCTACTACGTGGAAGCCACGCATAATCTTCTGTTTGTTTAGTTCGTCTATTACCGTAAAAGGTATAGAAGCTATCTTGTTAGAGAACACGTCACCGTCACCCCATGTCGTGGATGATGTGTTGTACTCTCTTTTATTCTGTTCAATGATGTCGGTTATGTCTTGCTCTGTTGCAATAACGATACCGTCATCTGTGTTGTGTGCTACCGATTGTCTTTTCTTTGTTTTGTCTGTGCCTAATATTTTTGCCATAATGTCCTCGTAAGGAGATGCCCTCCGAAGAGGGCTATCCTTTACTTACTTTAGATAGATAAGTCTGAAACGATTGCGTGTGCTGCTTCGTTCTTAACTTCTAATGTGTATTCAACTAAAAGCTGAGTCTTCTCAGAATCACCTGTTTTAGCTAGTTCATTAGTTTGGAAAGGACGTAAGAAAGCAGTAGCAGCGTACTCAGGATCAAGTACAAATGCTTGTTCACCTTGACCTGTTGTAGCTTCATCATCAGCAGTAGTGAATCTGTTAGGAACAACAGATAATGTACCGAAGTCTGATAGATATACGTCAGCTGCACCAACGATAGTAGTTTGCTTGTTAGCTGGAGCTGCATAGCGTTGCTCTGCAATACCTGCGAAAGTAGAAACTACTTGCTTTTGTGTTGGAGAAACCATTAGCACGGTTGGGTTACCACCGTTTGTGTAAGCTGATTTAACAGCAGACTTCAACATAGTTTCTGTAAATGCACCGTCTGTACCAGATACACGAGCTGTAGTACCTAGTGAACCAGCAGTACCAGTACCAACATAGTTAGTGTTTAGCCATGCTTGTAGTGAACCAAGTGTACGTGCTGTTGATGAGTCACCAGCTGAAGCAGCTTGGTTAGCCAACATGATTTTTTCCATATCACGTTTTAATTCTGAAGATGCTTTAGCAAGTTGATAAGCTTTTTCTGACTTACGACCAGCTTTGTCAATTGTTTCTTCAGTACCAGCAATCTGGATAGTTTTTTGTGAGATCTGCGTTCTGTTACCAACTCTTGTTGTAGGAGCTAGTGTAGCAGATGTAGCATCCGCACCCTCAACCGCAGCGTTAGCTATTGTAGCATCTGAAAGACTATCTGTTTGCCATTCATGAAGAACGCCAGTAGCCTTAGTTTTGCCAATAGATGACATGAAAGGTGTTTCTGTAGGGGAGATATCATAAATCATATCTGTGAGGTCTTCCCTGTTACCAACTGATTGGTAGGTTTGATAAGTTGCCATTGTTTAAATTTCCTTAAATAAAGTTTTCAAATAACTTAGCAGCATCACGCACTTTGCCTGAGCCTTTAAGTTGTGCTTTTTGTCGTTGTTTTACATCGTTGTTGCTTTTGGTTTGCTTAGTACCACTCTTAATCATCTTAGGAGCGTTGGCTACTTTCTTCTGAACACCGGGTTTAGATTTCTGTAGCTTGTCGTACATGGCTGCCTTATGCAACACAAGGACGTGACGTGAGTCATAGACCTGAGATAACTCTTGGTCTGTAAAACCCACTGATTTGCCGTAGTTACGAATCTCACTGCGGAGTTGTTCGCCTTTAGCTTTGTCTGAAAACTCTGGTAGGACTTCTGCAAGCTTTGCTGATTCCTGAGCTATTTGTTTTTGCATGGCTTGAGCTCTATCCGCTTGTTGCTGTTGTGCAATGCGTTGTTGCTCGGCTCTTACTGCTTCCAATTGCTCTTTCTTCTCGGTCATCTCTGCGACCTTAACTGCGTACCCTATCGGATCGTTTTCTTTCATACTTGCAATATCTTCTGGAGAATCGTTCATTGTTAGCAACTGTTCTACCGCTTGCAAGCGTTGAGCATATGTATCTCTAACTTGTTGAGCCTCAATAATAGCTTTAGCCTCAGCTTCTACAGCCTTCCGGTTTTCTGCTAACTCTTGAGTCTTTTTAGTGTAGTCTGATCCGAGTTGATAGCCAGATACTAATTCATCAAAGGTAACCTCTTTCTCTTCACCTGATGCTTTGACGGTGAATGTCTGTGGTGCTTCTTCTTCAGTCTCTTCCTCAACTTCGTTAGAGTCTTCAGCTTCATAAGTTTCCTCTTCGGATTGCTCTTCCGATTCTACTTCTTCTTCTGATGCTTCTAAAGTTTCTTCTACAACTTCCTCTGATACGCTTTCTGAATTATCCTTTACAGGGTTCTCTTGGCTATCTAAGAAGCTTTCAAATCCACTTACCGATTCACTTACTGTTAGATTGCCACTTCCCTGTTCGGGAGTCATGGTTTCATCACTCATTTTGTATTACCTTTTATTCCTCTACGGGAGGTTACCGATTAGTAGGCAAATGCCTATAATATCTTCCATGCCTTATCTTTGATCTCGCCAGTCATTGCGATAGATTCAAGATTAGACATAATCTCGTTAATGGATCTTATGCGTTGGTATGCGTATTCTCTTAACTCAGCTTCGTCATCACCAGAGTATTGGATCATCTGTAGCTGTGTGTCTTTCATTTCTTTCATGACTTCCTGGAACTCAGTGCTTCCCAGTATGTTTTGCATTGCTTCTGATAAAGTCATTACATACCTCTTTGAGTTACGTCATTGATCTTTTCTAATGCGTTCATAAGAACCTTGGTTCGGTTTACTTCGTTAGCATCGTTATGTTTTTCAGCATCCATCATAAGTTCTAGCTCTTTCAATGCGAGTTCTTTAGTCTGTTGTATCTCTTTCATTTGCAACTCTAGTGCATCTTTCTGTGCCTTGAGTTCCATTTGCTCACGATCTAACTGTAGTTTAGCTTGGTCAGATTGCATCTTCATTTGAGCCTTCTGTATCTCTGCCTGTGCTAATGCTTCAGCAGCTTGTACTTGAGGGTCAGACTGTCCTTGTGATGCTTGCTGTGCCATTTGTTGAGCTTGTTCTTGACTAATATCCATTAGGAACTGTGAGTCATCTTTAAAGCCAGCCATGTTTACAAACTTAGCTAACGTGTCTCTGTATTGCTTGAGGTTAACTAAAGGATTGCCTAAGCCGTAGCCTTGGATAATCTGTTCTTGTTTTTCTAAGATCATTTGCATAGTAGCCAACTGTTCTTGCTTGCTACCAGTACCAAGACCTACGTTGACTGAGATGTTGTATTCATTCTTCCATTCTCTTGGATCAAACGGCACGTACTTATTGTTAACTCTAATAATTCTTTCTTTCTGTTGATATTTACATACGAGGTGCAATATACCTTTAAATAACGATGAGACACCTGTGTCTGCAAAGATACGTGCTACCAGTTCTAACTTACCTCCAGCTTGGCTTGTCATGGCTGCTACAGCGGTTGCTGTGACGTTTTGTAGAATATCTGGGTTAAGACCTTGCTGAGCATCAGAAACGCCTGTACGCTTCGCTTGAACACTATCTAAGTATTCCAACATAGGAAATGATTGATTAGCGTTAGATGTTACTTGCATAGGTACTAAAGCATTTGGGTTCTTAATCCTAATAACACCACCGGCAGTAGATGTTAATAAGTCATCCATATTGACCTGACCTTCTACTGCACCAACTCTATAGTTGTTAGTAAGGTAAAGATTATCTAACATCTGTCTTGTTATAGTTGACTTGATAAGCTGTATGTCCATAGTTCTATCAGCCAGTGATTGACCAAAGAACTTATGTGGAATTGGGATAGGACATACTGAATGGAATGGAACATAGTCACACTCTTCATCAGATAGTATTTCGTTAGAGGCGTAACATACCCGTCTCATCTCAGCTATACCGTCACCATCTAAATCTGTTTTGATGTAGCACTCATAGTATTCTACTTGTTGCAATGCAGGCTCTAGTGCTTCCATATCAGTAGGCAGTTCACCACGAGAGTATCGTGCAATCCTTTCTGGAGAGAAGTCTAGTGCATCACCAGTTGCTAATGAGTAAACCAAGTCTTCGTCATAACCCATAGCTACTAACTCGGACCGTGTCATCATCTTACGGTGAGCAGTAAACTCTGAGTCTGCTATCGTTCTAGCTCGTTTAGATATTAAGAACTCTTCAGGTGGTACGTTTTCTACTCTTACTTGACCTTTATCTACCGTTCTTGATAGTTTAACGTCATGTGTTCTATTAACTAATGGAGGCACTTCCATCATCATTGGCATACCCATCTCATCCATCATAGGTTGACCAGTCATAGGATCAACAGCAGGCTGAGGTTCTTGCTCAATCATTACTTCATTAGTCTTTTGTGATACGACTTCAACATCCTCATCGGATGCTATCATTGCTAACTCATCGTCATTAAGATCATAATACTTTTCTGTTGTTACGTCTTTAGAGTCATCCCAGTATGCTTTAACTATTCCTACTTTTTGGAGCAAACCGTCTTTAAACCAGTCGTGCATAATAGCAAAGCCATTGTTATCTTTTTGGAAGATGTGATTAACGTAAGCGGTAGCCTGTTCTGCTGTCTCTTCGTCACCTTCATTCACTGGCTCAAATACCACTGCATCACTTGTAGACGTAAATATTTTCATCAGCTGACTCATAGCTCCGTCTACTGCTTCTGCCACTTCTCCAGTAACTATCTGTGACCTTCCAGCTACCTCATTGCCGTAACCCTCACGCAGATAATACTCTAGTGCTTCTTGGCGTTGGTCAGTTGTCTCTGTCTCTAGGTATCCAATAGAATCATTTATCTCAGATTCTAGGTACGCCTTTAGTTTGTTTTCATCTATTGCCATTTATACGATCCATTGGTTATTTTGTTGTAAAGGCGTATCCCATGAGGAAGCCTCGTTAGACATGCCGTCAACCACTGCACAGACATAACGCCAGGCATCTGCACCATGACTATACTCATCATGAAGCGGAGCACCAGGCTCTTGTGTTGTTTGGTTAATAGCTCTTCTATAATTCTTTAAGCATTCAATCAGTCGTTTGCTTTTATCAGCATCAAAGTAAGCTCTGCTAAAGGTCATCCTTGCAAGCTTGATGCCTGTCTCTATATCAGATCTAGGTATGATCTCAGTGTCCCACCCTAGCTTCTGCATGATCTCTTCAGCACTTGTTCCGTACTTAAAGTCTTTGTTTCTAGCATCATGGGGTAAGTACATCGTTCCCCAGTTGTGGTTTAACTTTCTCAACTGATCAGAGTAGCTGTCTAGTGTCCTGTGATCGTCTTCTATGTAGTCAATCACTCGGATCTCCGATAGTGATCTCTGGCATAGGATAATAGACATAGAATCATTCCATCCTAAGTCCATAACCACGTGAGTCTTTAATAAGGCATCACTTGGTATGTTAGTTACTCGTCCTTCCTCTTGGGCTAATCGTATCTCATTGTGATAGATAGCACCGTCTGCTGCAGCTTTAGTGTCGCCTTCCCAAATGTTTGCATAGTCTTCTGGATTCTGAGACATACACCTGGCACGTTCAATCTCTAATACTGTAGGAAACCAAGGGTTATCAGAGTAGTTAACCTTCTCTATTCTAGCGTTGGGAGGCTTGTTAATGACGAAACGCTTGTAAGTCTCATCAGTGTCCATGTAAGGGTTAAACGTCACCCAGATCTCGCTGCCAGGCTTCCTGATCGTAGGGATTAATATGTCCCATGATCTCTTACTAACTGTTTGTGCTTCCTCTACCCAAACAACCTCAACACCCTCAAAAGATTTTATACTTTCAACAGTGTTGGTTGCCAGACCTGCAAAGCTAAATTCCGTACCGTTGATACCTCGTATAGAAGTCTCAATGACCTCGTAAAAGTCTCCAAGACCTAAGTCCTGTATCTGATCTTTAAGCAGCGTATGGACCGATTGCTTGATACTCTTCTGGACTTCCCTGGCACATAGTATCCTCATTGGATTTTCTGTACCCTTAATCAATAACGCTCTAGCAAAGTTCCATGACTTACCAGAACCTCTACCACCGTAAGCTACCTTAAAGCGATGTGGTTCAAACAGCCATTTAAGTTTACTCGGAAACTTTTGATTGGACATCAATAAACTCTACTTTAAGGTTGTTGGTTAGTGAGCCATCGGAAGATGTAATATCTGTTT